TGAATATCTTGTAGCCCCTATTTTGGAGAAGAAAATTGAAGGAACTCCTGCTAGCATTCCTCAACAGCCCCAAGGAACGACTCAATGCCGATGAGATAGAGATCAGGGTTAGGTCGTTTGTTATCATTGTGGTGACTTTGATTCTCGCTTTTATCGTTATGGCGTTGCTCTATTCTGTGACTTTTGTCAGTCAGCCTATAAAGGCTATGGCTCCTATTGACCAAGCCTACACCAAGATGTTGAACGATATTGTTCTGCTGATTGTGGGCGGTATAGGAGGCATTTTGACCAAGGGCTTGACCAATGAAGCCACCAACATGATGAATGCCGCTAAAGCTAACAAGGATGCTTACGTTGCACCGCCTTCACCTCCACCAGCTCCAGTTGTGATGATGACACCATCAACACCATCTAATTGGACACCGCCATATCAACCTCAAACACCACCTTACTTAGAGCCTGACCATGAAAGGGAAAAAATGGCACAAGCTAGAAGAGAAGCAATATGAGTTGGTTATCATGGTTTTTTGATGACTTGTTTTACTGGATAGCGGTCATTGCTCTGGGAGTAGGAGCGGTTGCCTATGTGTTGAGTTACTTGGTAGGTTTTCTGCCAATGTTGAAGCCCCATGCTTTCATCATGAAGGTAGTGGGTTTGTTAATGGTTATATCAGGAGGTTACTATGTTTCAGATCATCACGGCTATGAAAGACGGGTTGCAGAAGATAAGGCAGAAATTGAGCGACTTAATGGTGAAGCTAGGGCTAAAGAAGCCGAGCTCAACACCAAGCTCACAAGAGCCACCAGCCAACTGAAGACGGCAAAAGATGATATTAAAGCAAAGCAGTCTAGCATTGATGTTAGGGTTGATACTGGCGAGTTGCGCCTCCCCTCCACCTGTGGTGTACAAGCCAGTTCAGATGCCTCCGATGGAGATAAAACCGATGGAACCGACTCTACTCGACAGGCTATTAAAGATATTGTCGCAATCGCCTCAGACGGAGACAAAGCAATTGTCAAGCTCAACGCCTGCATCAGTCAATACAACGAAGTGATGCAGACAGTCAATGAAGGTGTTAAATGAATGATAAAGTCACTCTTATCCTTATGTGTGCTATTGTGGTCGTTCTCACTATTATTTTGGTTCAACTATGATTACAGCTGAAAAACTTCAAGCACTTGGCATAGGACCGGAGTGGGTAGAGCCGCTCAACAATACCTTTACAAAATTTGTAATTTTTAGTGTCAAAGAACAAGCGGCTTTTATAGGGCAGTGCAGTCATGAATCCAACCACTTCCGCACTCTTGAAGAGAATCTTAACTACCGCCCAGAAACGCTCCAAAAGCTGTTCGGACATAAGTTTAAAGCTGAAGAAATCCCGCTATACGCACATAATCCTGAAAAAATCGCCAACCGCATTTATTCAAACCGCATGGGCAACCGAGATGAAACCTCAGGTGACGGATGGCGTTTTCACGGAAGAGGTTTGATTCAATTGACAGGTCACGACAACTACTGGCACTTTGGTCAAGCAGTAGGAAAAGATTTTGTAATGAACCCGTCTTTTATAGCCCAGCCTTTATATGCTGCTATGAGTGCCGGTTGGTTCTGGAAAACTCACAGTTGCAATGAATTGGCAGAGATTGGAAATGAAGAAGGTTTATGTAAACGAATCAACGGCGGGTTGTTTGGGTTGCAAGACAGAATTGATTTAACGAATAAAGCGTTAAATATTCTTGCCTAAATGCAAAGATCACTATAAAATGAGCACAAGATAACAGGAAGAAATCATGACCGCTTCTTTCGCACTAACCTATGATAATTTAACTTCTACTGTACTTCAGTATTTGGAAAGAAGTGACCAAGCTACTGTTAATGCGATTCCAACTTTTATTACCCTTGCTGAATTTGAAATTGCTCAGCAGCTTAAAAGTTTAGGGCAACAACAAGTCACTCAAAGCACCATGATTGCTGGAAATGCAGTGATAGCAAAACCAGCAAGATGGCGCAAAACAGTTTCTATGAATATAACAGTCAATGGGCAATTACAACCGGTGTTTCTTAGAAAGTATGAGTATTTAAGAACATACGCTGCTTCTGCAACTTCACAAGCAACACCTATCTATTACGCTGACTATGATTATCAGCATTGGTTGGTTGCTCCCACACCGGACATTGCTTATCCATTTGAGGTTCTTTATTATGAGCGTATCCAGCCTCTTGCATCTGATAATCAAACCAATTGGTTAACACAAAATGCACCTAATGCCATGCTTTATGGTACTTTGCTACAAGCCATGCCTTTCCTCAAAAATGACCAGCGCCAAATATTTCAAGAGAAATATAAAGAGGCGATGGATGCATTGAAAGCAGAGGATTTGTTGCGCTTGGGCGATCGTCAATCTATTGCACAGGATTCTTAATCATGACTGCCTACACCAATCCGTTTACTGGTCAAACCATTCAACCATCATCAGTTGGGTATGAATATTTAGCAATTTCTGCCAACACCACACTTTCTTGGTCAATCAATGGTTTGGGCGGCAATGTGCCCACAGCGGCATCTATCATCAATGTGTCTGCAAGCGCCGCTAATCTTGCTTTGTTAATGCCTCCTGCTTACCAGGTATCCAACGGTCAAGATTCTTTGATCAACAATGTAGGCTCATACTCTGTTACTATTCAGGACAATAGTGGAAACACCATTGCAACTGTAGCGCCAGGGGCAGTAGAGTACATATATCTAACTGATAATACCACTACTAATGGTACATGGGCAGCATTTACATTTGGCACAGGTACATCATCTGCCAATGCTGGAACACTTGCAGGTGCTGGTTTAACCGCCATTGGCAATACACTTAACCAATCCTATAACCCAGTAGCTTATTATTCAAGCACTACTCTTGCAACATCTGCAAGAGCCACTTTTGCATTGTGGTCAAGTGGTGCAGGTACATTGACACTACCATCATCAAGTACAGTAGGGGCAAACTGGTTTGTCAACATTAGAAATAATGGCACAGGTGTTTTAACTGTTGCACCATCAGGTGGCGATTTAATTGACGGTAATTCTAATAAGCAATTGCAGTTGACTGAATCCGCTCAATTTGTGTCCACTGGTAGCGGTTGGAATACATTTGCTTATGGCAGGTCAAACACATTTGCCTATACATTGCTTTCTTTGAATGTTACTGGCGGAACCACTACTTTGACTGCTGCTCAAGCTGCCAATCAAATACAAGAATACACAGGTACATTGACAAGCAACCAAGTGATCATTGTTCCTCAAACTGTGCAACTCTATTTCATCACCAACTTATGCACTAACGGTTCATATACCTTTACTGTAAAAACATCTGCAGGTGGCGGTGCCTACATCACCATGACTTCAAACAGTTCACTGGTGCTTGCTTGTGATGGTACTAATGTGTTCAATGCCGCTTCTGGTGCAAGCAATACATTTGCAAGTTTAATTTTGGGCAATGGTTCAGCAGCAGCTCCTTCACTTAATTTTGTAGGAGACAGCTCCACTGGTTTATACTTACCCACTACAGGCACATTTGGTATTGCTGCCTCCGGTGTCTCTGTTGCTCAGCTTAGCACTTCTCAAGCCTACTTTCCATACGGTATCCAGGGAGGTCAATTTTGACTGCCAAGGTTATATCACTACAAGGTATTGTCCCCGGTATTCAAAGGGATGGAACCCTTTTTAACTCCATTCGCTATGTAGATGGTCAATGGGTTAGGTTTCAACGCAATAAACCCCGTAAAATTGGCGGATACAATGGTATTTTTTTGAATTCCCCTGCTATTGCACGTGGTATGATTATGCAATCGTCCACAGGTACTAACTATCTGTATGCGGGTACCAACAATGGTGTGTATGGTTGGCAAACTTCTACTACTGCCGGTACAGGATCAGGTCCTGTTCCAATCACATTGTCGTCTGACTTCTCATTCAACATCAACAATCTTTGGCAATTTGATATTGCTTATGATGCTTATGGCTCAGGCGCTTTGACTGTCTACGGGCATCCTGGTCAGAATCTTGCAAACATTGATAATACCGTCAATACACCGGTGCTACGGGGGTCGTTTCCATATGGGGCAATGAGCAAAGTAGGCGTGTTTACAGCAACCGGTAATTTATCAGGCACTACCATCACTATTGCAAGCACAAACTACTTGATTGGTGTGGGTCAAACAGTATCAGGTACAGGAATTACAGCAGGCACAACAGTCACAGCAGTTACTGTAGTTACCTCTCCTTCACCGCAAACTACTGTAACTGTATCTGCAAGTATGACCACACAAACAGGGGTGACTGTTACATTTGATAATAACATTGCTGTTTCCGGTGGTTGTTGCATGATTTTTCCATACCTTTTTGTGTATGGCAATAACGGGCTTATTCAAAACAATTCTGCTGGTAATACTAACAACTGGGTAGCCGCTGACGCTAATGCAACCAATGTTTCATCAACCAAGGTGGTCAAAGGATTGCCACTTAGGGGAGGTACTACTTCACCCGCTGGATTATTTTGGTCATTGGATCAGTTGACTAGGGTCACTTATGCACCACAGACAATTGGTACATCAACGATTTATTGGCGCTATGACATCATTTCTAGTCAAACCTCTATCATGTCTAGCTCTTGTGTTATTGAGTATGACGGTATTTATTATTGGGTAGGTGTAGACCGCTTTTTGTACTACAACGGTGTGGTTCAAGAAATACCCAATGATACCAACATGAACTACTTTTTTGACAATATCAATTACGCCTATCGTCAAAAAGTGTTTGCCACCAAAGTGCCTCGCTGGGGTGAAATTTGGTGGTTTTATCCAAGGGGTAGTTCAACAGAATGCAATGATGCCATCATTTACAATGTGCGTGAAAAAGTATGGTATGATGCTGGACAAGCATTGGGCGCCAACCGCTCATCAGGTGTGTTTTCAGAAGTGTTCACCAAACCCATTTGGTCCGATAATGTAGCAGGTATCAATGCAACATTTGTTGGAGCCATTTCAGGCAGTACATTGACGGTAAGCTCTATTACAAGCGGAACAATAGCAGTAGGACAATTTCTCACAGGAACCACTACTGCATTGCTTGCCAACACCTATATCACAGCTTTGGGCACAGGTGCAGGTGGCACAGGCACTTATACATTAAGCAATTCTTTTTCTTCTCCTGTTTCCTCTCAAACCATGACTACTGCTGCCTACACATTGTGGGAACATGAAGTAGGTACAGATCAAACTTATTTGACCAATGTAAATGCTATCAATTCTTACTTTGAAACTAATAATATTGGTTGGGTATCTGGTGGACCTAGTAATCCTCAATTGGTAGGTGATAACAAGTGGATTAGGGTTGAGCGCATAGAACCTGACTTTGTTCAATCGGGAAGTATGAATGTGTACATCACCGGTAAAGGTTATGCTGACGACACTGATGTGACCACTGGTCCCTATACCTTTGATCCCACTACTTTAAAAATAGACATGAGAGAACAAAGGCGTGAGATGAGGATTCGTTTTCAGAGCAATGTGTTTAACGGAAATTACCAGATGGGTAATATATTGTTGAGCGCAGACATTGGTGATGAGAGAGGCACAGGCAATCCATGATAACCTATGATCCTAGAAATATGACTTGGGACTATTGGTGCGCTTTGATGGCGGAGCTTTTTGCTGGCAATCAATTGGGCACTGTGCCTGAAGAACATTGGCGTGACTGGGCTGACGGTATGCAAGGTATTGGATATTTTGTTCAATCGGCAATACCTGACCACCGGCTTTTTGAAACTTGGCAAGACTGGGCACAAAACTTAGTTGGCATTATGAGGATAGCACCACAATGACTACTACAGCAAATTCTTTGCCTAGTGCAGATGCGTTAAACGCAATTACTGCAGCTTATCAGTCTGGCTTATCTTCAGGTGATATGAGTGCACTCAACCAATTGATTCAACAAAATCAATTTACGTCTTCTCAACTTTCTCAGACAAATCCAACATTTGATCAATCTGTTTTAGCAGGACAAGGTGTTCAGCTATACACTCCTCCGTCATCGTCTGCTTCTGCAAGTACAGCAGGTGCACTACCTGTTGGATCATCTGATCAATCAACTTATTCAACCGGTAATTTACCTTCTGGTGTTACTACCGCTTCACAAAATAATAATCTTGCTAATTACTTAGCACAAACACCAAATGCTTCTCCTGATGCTGTTGCTAATGCAGTAGCATCGTATGGAGGAATGACACCTCAATTTGCAAGTACAATTGCTCAGTATTTCGGAACAGATACCAATACAGTCACCAATGACTACAATAATTGGGCACAAACTAATGCACCTCAAACGATTACAGGTGGTTCCACATCAACTGCTACATCTGGCGCTTTACCGGGTAATATAACTACAGGTGCTTCAGGTGCCACCAGTAATATTACTGCAACCAATACTGACTCATTCAAAGCTTGGTTTGCTGCTAATCCAACTGCAACTAGTGACCAAATTGCTCAAGCTGCATCAACACTTGGTCTTAGCCAAGATCAGGCATCAGCAATTACAAATCCTTTGAGTCAATATAACAATCAAACTCAAAATGCAGTTAAGGTTGCAGGTCTTGATACTGTGATGCAACAAGTCAATTCAGGTGTTAACGCGAACGATCTTCTTAACCAAGGTTACCAGATTTACGGTGTCTCATCATATAAAGACGCCTCTGGTAATATGATCACTGCTTCTCCTAATACTTACTATGTAAATAGTCCTGACGGGTCAGGCGGGTCATTAAATTACTTTTTTCAGGTTGATCCAAATACTGGTGCAACCACAGCAATCAGTAACCCCGGTCAAAATTTAACCTATACACCAGGCAGCTCAGGTTCAGTAGTAGGTAATTTTTTAGGCGATATTGGTTCCGCTATTAACTCACTTGGGCCTATCGGTAAAATAGCTGCTACTGTTGCACTTAATACTTTTCTACCAGGAGCGGGTGACTTAGGCGCATCTATACTAGGTACTGCTGATGCCGCATCAACTGCTGCTTTAACTGTTGGAGGCGCTACCTTAGGCGCATCTACTGGCGCTTTGTTTGCTGCTATCAATGGCACAGACATCACGAAAGGTGCACTTACTGGTGCAGTTACAGGAGGTGTGGGTGCGAATGCAACCAATTTGGTTAATAGTGTAGTTAACACTACAGACATATCTAAATCTATCAATGGCATTTATTCACCCACACAAGTGAGCAGTATTATTGCCAATTCATTCACAAGAGCAGTAAGTTCAGCGGCTACCGGTGGTGATGCCACAAAAATTATGTCTGCTTTTACCAATGGATTGATTGCCAATGGATTGGGCACTACCGCTGCTAATCAGGTCACAGGTCAATTTGTGAACCAGTTTTCCCCTAGTACACTTTCACAAATTGCAAAGGCAACAAGCTCTGTGACCAACGCTGCTGCTACCTCAGCTTTGAATGGAGGAGATTCAACAGCAGTAGCCAACGCCATCATCACATCTTTAGCAAGCTCTGTAGGATCAGCGGCTGGTACCGCCATTAAAGGTACAAGTGGAGCTTCTGGCACACAGACAAGCTCTGCTGACTTAGCACCAGGAAGTGACACTTACAATGCATTATCAAAAGCATTTGCAATAACAACCGCTGAAAACACCTCTGCTGATACTGCCATTTCTGGAAACACTGGAAGCTCACAATTAAATTTTACACCAGGTCAATTATCAGCTATCTCTAGTTATTTGGGTACAGCATCCACTATGAATAATAGTGGTGTTTATAAAAATAATGATGGAACTTATTCTGTTGATGACCCATCTAATAACATCACATATAAATTTGATTCTTCAGGGAATTTAGTTGGCAATTCTATTTTGGCAAGTAGCCAAACTGAAACATCAAAACAAGCCAACGATTTACTGGGAACTATTGGCGTTACTCCTGACAGTGCTTCTTCATATTTAAACGCAAATCAACAGCAAACTGTTGGGTTTAACTTTGCCACTCTTGATCCTGCACAACAAGCATCTATTGCCAATAATATTATGGCAAATAAGTCTGACACTTCAGGAGCGGCTAGTTTTATTCCTGAATCATCTCCTGGTGTTTGGCAATTGCCTTTCAATGTAATTGGACATACAACAGATACAAGTGGTGGTCAGTCACAGGAGGTTTATGAGGACAATAATGGTAATAAATTTACTTTAGCGGTAGTAGATGGTCAACCAACACAAGTGGCATTCGATCCAAGCAAAGTAGTGTGGGTACCTTCACAAACCCCCACACCTGTAACCACTACTGTTGATCCAAATAAAACACAACAGACAGATCAAACATCAGCAACATCAGCCACTAGTGCAACATCAGCCACTAGTGCAACATCAGCCACTAGTGCAACATCAGCAACATCAGCAACATCAGCAACATCAGCAACATCAGCAACATCAGCAACCAGTGCCGGTGCTGCTACTTCTGCAACATCTCAAACACCTGCTGGTGGAACACCTTCTGGTTCTACACCTTCTGGTGGAACTGCAGCAGCTATCAACTCAATTTTATCTGATCCAAGCCTATCTTCACAACAACAGGCTCAAAAAATAGCGGACTATGCAAGCAGCAACAATTTGACTGCTGGTGACATTGCTATTGCCATGAATTTATCTGTTAACACAGTTAATAGTTATTTCAATGGTGCAGGTGTTAAATTGACTGCCGGAACAAGTGGAACAGTGTCTACAAGTGGCGCAACAAGCGGCTCTGTTACCGGCACTACAGGCGCTTCTGGAGCAACAGGAACAAGTGGAGTCACAGGGGTAAGCGGTGCTACAGGGGTATCAGGTTTAAGTACAGTGTCTGGTACATCAGGTACCACAGGTGGAAGCGGCACATCTGGCATTAGTGTTACCTCAGGCACTACGGGAATCACTGGTGTTACTGGCAGCTCAGGCACTACTGGCTTGTCTGGTTTAAGTGGCACTTCAGGTGTATCAGGCGGGTCAGGTGGCACAGGAGTTACTGGAAAATCTGGAGGTACTGGCGGCACAGGAGTTACTGGTACAACAGGAACCACTGGTGTTACTGGAACAAGTAGTGGCGGCACAGGTACAACGGGAAGTACAGGCGGCACAGGTACAACGGGTACAACAGGCACAAGTAGCGGAACATCTGGAAAAACAGGCACTACTGGAACTACTAGCGGTAGTAGTGGAAGCACAGGCACTACAGGCACCACAGGTAGCGGTACTGTTACTACTAAAACTACAAGTACTACTACTGCTTCAGCATCTGCACCATCTTCTGGAAGTAGCAGCACTACTGGCGCTTTGCCGATGGGATTGATTGGAACTATGCTTGCGGGTGTTCCCGTAGCAGAAAGAAAGAAACTTATGAATGACTTAAAACAACTTTACCCAGAGCTTTCCCATCTTGATCCAAAAATAATGGATATGTTGATGGGCAAATCTACTGAAGGCAGCTCTAATCTTGCTCAACAAGGTCTTGCCATGCTGGCGTCTCCCAGCGGTGGCGGTCAAGGTGTTCCCCTTGCTCCTGTACAAGCACAACAGTCACCTCAAACAAGTTTAGCCTCATCCGCTTTGAGCAGCCCTCTCATGCAGGGCAATTACAATGCTTTGACACAAGCAGGTTTGCAAACCATGGCGGGTCAACAAGGTGCTTTACCTACCTTTAAAAAAGGTGGTAGTGTGGAGCATATGCCGCAATTCATTACCGGTGCAACTGGTCACTACGTTAAAGGAGAAGGTGATGGGCAATCTGATGATATTCCTGCCATGCTTGCTGATGGTGAGTATGTATTTGATGCTGACACTGTGGCAGCTCTAGGCAATGGCTCATCTGATGCCGGTGCCGCTATGCTGGATAAAATGAGAGAAGCTATAAGAAAGCACAAAAGATCTGCGCCTCCTGATAAAATTCCACCCAAAGCAAAATCGCCATTAGAATATTTGAAAGGTGTTAAATAATCATGACCACTACTGCTAACACCGGAGCATTGTCTTCTCTTAGTCCTTTGACTACTAATCTTAATTTGCAGATGCCATCTGCAATTACAGCAACGGATCCTACTTTAGGCAATCCCACCATCACACCTTATACCACTCCTACCTCTACTACAAGCCCTGCTGTAACGGGGTATGCACCTGCGCCTAACTTAGGTGTAACACCTGGCGCCACACAGGCGGGAACTTTTACTCAAGGGGCAGCTCTTCCCAACATCACTACCTCACAAGAACAGGTCACAGCAGCACCTGATTTTTACACAAACTATTTAAATCAGCTTGCCACTCAAGGAGCACAGGCTAATCAAAACTCACAGTTTGTGGGGCCTACTGCTCTGCAAACTGCTGCCTTCAATCAAGCCGCTAGCAATGTGGGCAACTATATCCCCACACTCAATGCTGCCACTGGTTTAACGCAATCAGCTGCGGGTGATTTGACAAGCAATATCAATGGCTTGATGAACAACCAAGCAACCACTGATTTAGTTAATTCCATTGGAAATCTAGGTCAAGCCAATATTGCACAGAATCTAGCACCGCAAGCAGATGCAGGCGTAGTAGGCTCTGGTGGGTTTGGGTCGCAAAGAGGCACACAAGCACTAGGTGAAGTGCTTGCAAATGCTGGATTAGGAGTCACTGCTCAACAAGCTGCCGCTGAGCAAGCCGCTTATAACTTGGCTACTCAAACCGGTTTGCAAGAACAGGCTAATCAGTTGGGGGCAGCTAATCAGTTGGGCAATTTAGCAAGCACCACACAAAATTTAGGCCTAGGTGATATAAACGCCTTGTCTACACTAGGTGGTCAGCAACAAACAATTGCACAAAACCAACAAAACTTTCCGATGCAAGGCCTTACCAATGAGGCAGCATTACTTAAAGGCTTTACAGTTCCTACATCTGTTTCATCAAGCTATACAGGACCGATTCCTGGGGCTTATGCAGCTTCACCATTACAACAAATTGCTGGTCTTGGGGCTTTAGCGGCTGGTGTAAGTCAGACAAACTTAGGTACTGCAATTGGAAATGCACTGGGTGGACTTGGAACAGGTTTAAGCAAAATGTTTTCATCTGATACAGGTGGCTCTCCTACTGCACAAACATCTACACCAACATTTACACAAGATGCTAATGGAAATACTATCGTCACAGTTGACGGTGTTTCATATAACAGTAGTGGCGAATCACTTGGACCTTAAGGAATAAAACATGGCACTTCCAATCGTAGCAGGCGGAGATGATGATGCATCACAACAGTACAACACCGCCATTAAAAATGCACTAGCAGCGCTTGAAGCTAGAACACAACCCAACTATTTTTCTATAGCTGGCGCTTTACTGAATCCTGGTCGAACCGGAAATGTGGGCGAGGCTTTGGGCAGTGCCTCAACTATCTTGGGCCAACAACAAGCTCAAGATGAAGCCAAGGCACCAGGTATTGCCATGATGAAAGCACAATTGGCAGGACAACAGTATGAGGTAGCAAACAAAGCAAAAGCGCTTGGCATGGTATCTAATTTACTTGGACCTTCCATTGGCACCAGTGATCCACAAGAGGTGCAAAGCAAAATTGCATCTGGTGATGTTCCAGCGAGCGCTTTTAGCAAATTAACACCTGAAGCAATGACCATGATTGGTACACTAGATAAAAATCTAGGTGACACAATTTTTAAGGCAGGAACAGCAGCGGTAGAACGTGAAAAAATACGGCAGCAAGAGTTGGACAGACAATTCAAGCTAGAACATGATGTGCCTTTGCGTGAACGTGAAGTAGCCACCGGTGAGCAACGTGTTGGTATGGACCTTGGCAAAGTGTTGATTGAGCAAGGTCCTAAAGCGCTTGATATTCTTAGAAGTGTAATGCCCACCGCTCAACAACCTACCACTGCAGGTGCCGCTCAACAACCTGAAGCACAAAGACAAGTGTTGCCTACTGTGGATATGCCTGTTGCTAATGCAAGGATATCGAGTCCTTTTGGTCAAAGACCCAATCCATTCGATACTTCTAAACAAGAATTCCACAGCGGAATAGATTTTGCCGCTCCTGAAGGATCACCGGTTAACGCAGTGTTGCCTGGAGTGGTCAAGTCAGTAGGACCAATGGGCGGATATGGTAACCGGGTAGAAATTCAACACAAAGATGGATCTACCTCTTACTACGCTCACCTCAAAGATGCTACTGTTAGGTTGGGGGATTTGGTCAATCAAGGACAACCCATTGGAACAGTAGGCACCACTGGAATGACCACCGGTCCTCATGTGGAATTTGGTCTTCAACACAATGGACAAGCGCTTGATCCACAACAATACATGACCTTTGGTGCCGTTAAACCTGCAGTTGCACCCGCTGCTGCCGCACCCGCTGCTGCTGCACCCGCTGCCGGTAAAGAGCAATTCCCTTCATTGAAAGCAGAAACAGAAACAGAAAGCAAACGTATTGAAAGTGGAGACAAGCCCTGGATTGCCAAAAGAGATGAAATTTACAACAACTATGATCCTAAGGTGTTGAGTGACTCAAACAGTAATTTAAAACAAATTCATCAAATCGCTACTGACTACCCTCATATCTTTGGTATATTGCAAAAACAAGGATTGCTGTATGCTGTAGCAGAAATGGCAAAGAGTGGAGCAAGTCTTAGCGCTGGTCAGCTCAATGCCAGGATTGGTTTTGAGGTTGACAAAGTAGCACAAAAATTAAAACTTAATACTGAGGACCAACAACGGTTAGCGGATGTTTCAAGACTATTTGGACAAGAATTTTTGTCTAATGTGAAAAGCAATAGAGGATTGCTTGGTGTTAATCCTACTGACAATGATGCACGTCTGTTGGCAGCTCCTATGGCAAGTCCTCAAGATCAAGCTAAAAGTGTTCAATTGTGGGCAAGACAACAAAGGTTGCTTAACAAGCAAAAAGAGGACATTTACAATGCTTTGATGGAGCATGATGAGCAAGTAGGAACAAGTGCAAACCCAAGACTGTTCTTTGGTAAAAAATCAAAATACAACAGTATTTTAGAGCACCACTCAGATTTGCGTTCTGAATTGTTCAATCAATTCTATCCTAAAAAGGAACAGTAACATGGCAACCTCTGCACCAACTTCTTCACTAACCAGTATTGACCCGATGTTTGCTGCCCCTGTGGGCGCTAATCCCAATCCTTCTGCTCCTGCACCATCTGCACCACAACCATCTACTACTGATGCTGGTCAACAACCTGATGCTTTAAGCGGCATAGATCCTATGTTTGCTATGCCACCTGGGCCTTCCGCTCAAGGTGTCATTAACGCAAATGCCGCTAATCCTTCACCATTCATGATCAACCCATCCACAGGTGCATTGACTGGCGCTGTTTTAGGAAGTGTGGCAGGAAAAGCAATGCCTATGCAGATGCCTACTGCTCCTGGATACAATCAAGCGGTGATTGATGCACAAGTGAAGCAGCAAGCGGCTCAAAGAATGCAACAACAGTTGACAGGGCAACAAACCAATTTTGGTCAGCAATTGACTGACCTGCAAACAGGATTGGGATCAGCTCAAGCATCCCTGTCTGATGCAGTTGCAGAGCATGCTGCCGCTTTGGCAAATGCAAATAAATTTGGGGTAGGTCCTGAACCTGAAATAGATGAGGCAAAAATAACACCTGAAGAAAAGGCACTACCTGGAGATAAGTGGAACAAAGCGGTAGTGGGTGATATGGGTCCTGGCGGTAAAAGTGTTACTGAATCTGCTAGAAACTACCGAATACAACAAAGCTTATCAAACACTGAAAGAGCAAAGTTTAAAGCTAATAGAGCAGGTCTTATTGTGCCCAATGAATTGCCTGTAGAAACACCTCTTACACCGGACCAACAAAATGCAAAAGATGAATTAGAAAGAGCAGAAAAGAAATTAAAAGAAGCAAGAACTTTGGTTGCACAACATCAAGGTAAAATAGATTCTTTGACCAAAAAAGGTGCTACAAGCAGGCAGTTTGAAGAAAAAGTGGCTACTAAAGCTGAGGCAGCTCAAGCCGCCACCGACAAACTCAAACTACTTGAAAAAATGAAACCAGGGGCACTTTCAACAGTAGGTAAATTTTTGGGTAAATTACCACTTGCCGGTGCTTTGAGTGGCGCTGGCACTGGTTATGAGGCAGCCCAAACCGCCAACGAATTCAACAAAGGCAATTATGGTTTAGCCGCCTTGCATGGTATTTCTACTTTGGGAGGTCTTGCCGCTATGACCCCTTATCCTGCTGCAAAAGCAATTGGCATGGGGCTACAAGCTCCACAACTGGCTTATGACATTTACCAAGAAATGAAATAAAATGTTTTAGTTTTCTTTGCAATGCAGTTGCTTTTCCCCGCTTCGGCGGGGATTTTTTTGGTTTATACACGTGAGGAAAGAAAAAGGAAAAATTTTTTTATTTTGAATTTCATTTTTTACTAATATTCTAATAGAATTCAATAAACACGTCATTTTTACTAATAACGGTAATAATAAGTACTGCTATCAACTAATAAGAATGACTATACACGTCATTTTTTGAAAACAGGTGAAGAATGTAGTTGAATCGGTTTAGTTTATTCCTATTAAAAAATTTTTTGGATAAATATTTTTTTCACGTGTAATGACAAAATATTGCTATAATGGTTGCATAGAAAGTAAAGAAAGGTGTTACATGGATCAGTTTAAGACTTTGCCTTACAAGCATCAGCTTGAGGCTTATGAAATTTCACGGGACCGTGAATATTTTGCTTTGTTAATGGAACAAGGCACAGGTAAAACCAAAGTCATCATAGATACCGCAGCTTACCTTTACGGTGCAGGTAGGATTGATGCTGTTCTTGTAGTTGCCCCCAACGGTGTTCACCGCAATTGGATTCACAACGAAATCCCCACTCACCACCCCGATTGGGCACCATACCAATCCGCTTATTGGTCTGCTACTGCTAACAAGACAGAAAAGCAAAACCTTGAAAACTTGTTTAAAACGGGTTTTGATGGATTACGTTGGTTATCCCTCAACGTAGAAGCGTTCTCATCTAAAAAGGGGTTAGAAATTGCTTCTAGCTGGTTAAATTGTCACAAGACATTGTTTGTTGTTGATGAATCATCAAGAATTAAGACTCCAACGGCAGCTCGAACCAAGAATTTGCTGAAATTAGCAAAGCATGCGCAATACCGGAGAATCATGACCGGAACACCAGTCACTCAAGGCCCCACTGATGTTTTTTCTCAATTTTTGTTTCTTGATGAAAACATTTTAGGAACCAGCAGCTTTTATGCTTTCAAAGCTGAGTATTCAGAGCTTTTACCTGCCAACCATGGTTTGATGCGCCACATCACAGCAAGAACGGGGAGTAAGTTTACACCTCAAGTGATAGCAAAAGATAAATTCGGTAAACCCATTTGGAAAAATCTTGACAAGCTGCAAGCACTTATCTCACCACATTCTTACCGCAAACGGAAAGTGGAGTGTTTGGATTTACCGCCCAAAGTGTACCAAAGAGTGTATCATGAGATGAGTACAGCGCAGGAATCTGCCTACAAACTCATCAAAAACGAATTGCGTGCTCAAATGGAAGATGGTGAATTGAAAATGTTATCCAAACTTGAAGCCATACTGCGTCTACAACAGGTTGTTGGCGGACACCGTGTTGATGGTACCTCTTTTTTTGAAAAACCCGAGCAAAACCCGAGAATCAAGTGCTTGATGGATATTTTGGAGGAAGTGCAAGGCGGTGTGATCATTTGGGCTCGCTTTGTTGCAGAAATCAAAGAAATAGAACAAATGATTGCTCAAGAATACGGCGCTGATGCGGTGGTCACCTATTTTGGAGAGGTAAGTAATGAGAATAGGGTAAATGCAGTGAACCGCTTTCAGGCAAAGAGTGCCCGCTTTTTTGTGGGTCAACCACACTCAGGCGGTATTGGATTGACCTTGACCGCTGCCACTACTGTAATTTACTATTCGAACGATTACTCTCTTGAGACTCGACTTCAATCTGAAGATCGAGCACACCGAATAGGACAAGCGCAAACCGTAACCTATGTAGACGTAGAAGCGGTAAACACAATAGACAAAGCAATAGTAGCAGCATTGAGAAATAAGCAAGATGTAGCATCATTAGTAACTGGTGACCCCAAATTAAGGTGGATATAAGAATGTCATATGTATTTATCACGCAGGAAAAGATGAGAAGAAATTCTTTGGGTGAATTGGTGCCGGAGTTTGATATGACTCCCGCATTAAAATTCGGTCAACCCAAGGTACTGGTACCGGCAGGCAGGGCGCTCTTTGCACCTGTGCATACTGTCCGGACCATCAAGGAGCAGTTGGAGGGGTTTTCAGATGATGACTACCTTCTGACCATTGGGGATCCGTCTATCATTGCTGTATCGGCAATAGTGGCAGCGGAGAACAACAAGGGGCGGGTGAAGTTGCTTAAATGGGACAAACTCATGCGTGACTACATCGCCATTCAAATTGATACTTCTGGGAGAGCAGTATGACATTACCAACAAACGACAGCATTAAGCAGATTTCTGATTTGGCAAAGAAACAGATAGAATTACTTGATGCCATAGAAGATTCAGAGGAGCGGCTAGAGGAGCTCAAAGACTTGTTAAAACAGGTTTCAGAGGTTGACTTGCCAACCGCCATGTTTGAGGCAGGGGTAAGTTCGTTTACCTTGGAAAACGGCATGAAAGTATCAACCAAGGAAGATGTATTTGCATCTATACCAAAAGGAAAAGAAGATGAGGCTTTTAGATGGCTTACTGATAATGGGTTTGGTGGTATCATCAAGCATGTGGTTTCTGCTTCTTTTGCTAAAGAGGAGGATGAGATTGCACAAGAACTCATTTCCAAAGCAAGGGCTATGGGATTGAATCCTGAGGATAAACGCTCAGTACACGCATCCACTCTCAAAGCATTTGTGAAGGAGCAACTCTCCCAAGGCAACAACATTCCACTTGAAACCTTTGGTGCGTTTCAGGTGACCAAGGCTACTGTGAAGTAGAACCTCTTGAGCCTGACGGAGGCTAAACTAGTCAGGCATTTTTTAAATAGGAGCCTACCATGGCAGATAGTAAAGAAGTAGCGTTGAAACAAAATAACGCTTTGGCATTAGCTAGTATGTTTGAGGAAGACAGTGGGGCAGGATTTGAGAATGCAGATCGCGATTCTTATTCGATTCCATTTATTTCTATTTTGCAATCCGGATCACCACAGGTCAAAAAATCTGATGGCGCCTACATCAAAGGTGCAGAAGAAGGATTTTTGTTCAATTCGGTAAGTCAGGAAATCATAGATGGTGGTAAAGGCATCACAGTGATTCCTGCCTACTTCACCAGGCGCTTTCTTGAATGGGTGCCACGTGATTCTGGAGGAAGTGGCGGATTGGTGGGCGAACATTTGCCTTCTGATGAATTGGTCACCACCGCTCAACGTGATGCTAAAAATCAACTGGTATTGCCTTCTGGTAATATTTTGGTTGACACTCGCACACACTATGTCTTGGTGTTGAGTGATGACTTGCAAAGCTTTGCACCCGCCTTGATTTCTATGTCAAGTACTCAGGTCAAAAAGTCAAGACAGTGGATGACAAGAATGGAATCCTTGAAAGCCAAAAACGCTCAAGGGCTTTTATTTACACCACCCATGTTCAGTCACTCCTACAAACTGACCACTGTTCCTGAGCAAAACGATCAAGGTTCATGGTATGGTTGGAAAATTGAAGCAGCTGGGGCAGTAACAGACGCTAACCTGTACCAAGCTGCCAAATCTTTTAGAGATGCAGTAAAAACAGGAGAAGCAAAGCCTAGTGCGCCTGCTACTCAACAAACTGACGCTGACATTCCATTCTAAAGTTTAGGGGTAGTGATGGCAGGCAACTTTGTTTGTCATGCTACCCCGCCTTACATTGAGACAACATGAAAGAAATAGCAGAAAGATTTGAGAAGCTATTCCAAGGTCTACACCGTGCACATGGACAGTATAGAATTGATGTAGCCTCTTTAGGAGCTGGAAAAGTAGCGGGAAGAGCCACCACTGTTCTTGAACCGTTAACAGTAGAAAAGTGGATTAACCACTTGGAAGGCAAGTTGGGGGTAGGGGCGATTCCTATCCGTGACGATGCCACTTGTTCTTGGGGTGCCATTGACATTGATACCTACCCACTTGACATTCCGCAGTTGGAAGCCAAGCTAAAAGAATTTAACCTACCTCTTGTACCTTGCCGTACCAAGTCAGGAGGGGCACACCTGTACTTGTTTCTTAACACACCTGTAAGTGCAGATAAGGTGCGAAATTATTTGATGAAGTTTGCATCAGTATTGGGATATCCAGGGGTGGAGATATTTCCCAAGCAGGTAAAGCTTGCCAGTACACGTGATGTGGGCAACTGGATCAATATGCCTTACTTTGATTCTGATAAAACAGATCGCTATGCCATCATCGGTGGGAAAAAAGCAGCAGTGTTGCAGTTTTTGAAGAGAGCGGAAAGCATACAGAATATGCTGACTGAAGAAAAACTCTCCAGCATTGCCATTAAAGAGACAGAATCTTTTTCTGATGGCCCACCCTGCTTGCAAGCACTGTCTCTTAATAAAATTCCTCAAGGTGCAAGGAATGAAGGTTTGTTTGCTATGGGGGTGTATTCAAGGTTGAAGTTTGGAGATGACTGGGAATCAGAAGTCACAGAATACAACCGGCTCTATGTAGACCCACCTTTGCCATTTAAAGAGGTTGGTCAGGTCATCAAGAGCTTGAACCGGAAGAATTATTTCTATCCTTGCTCAAAAGCACCTATTGTGGGATTTTGCAACAAAGAGGTTTGTAAGCACCGTGAATTTGGTATTGGTCAAGGTGATTCAGATGAACCGTCCATCAATGTGGGCACACTTGTAAAAATTCTCTCTGACCCGCCCACATGGATCATTGATGTAGATGGTGTGCGGTTGGAATTGAATACTGATGACTTATTGTCACAGGACAAATTCCGAAAAATCTGCATGGAAAAAATTAACAAGTTGCCTAACCGCATTAAGCCCTTTAAATGGGAAAAGATGGTGAAGGAGAAATTAGAAAATGTAGAGCTCATTGAGGCACCGCCAGATGCATCTACAGAAGGCAGGTTCATTCAATTGGTAGAGGCATTTTGCACCGGACAAGCACAGGCAAGGCATCAAGATGAGTTGTTAGCAGGGAAACCTTGGTCAGCAGAGGGGCGCACCTATTTCCGTTCTGCAGATCTTGCCCGCTATTTAGATCAGCAGCATTTCCGTGAATTGACCAACAAAGAACAATGGGCAGCCCTGAGACGAAACGGGGCATCCCACCACCAATTTAACATCAAAGGGAAATGTGTGCAATGCTGGTCTATCAACGAATTTGCTCAACAATCTGAAGACTTTAGCATACCTGAGATGGAGAAAGACTTTTGAAGCTCGGCACCGGTCATCAAAAATTGATTCTTGGTGCACCTGGATGTGGCAAGACAAGCACTTTGCTCAACATACTTGACAAAGAAATACAGGATGGGGTTGCCATTCAAAATATTGCTTTTGTCTCTTTCACACGGAAAGCGGTACAGGAGGTAGTCAGGCGCACTTGTGAGAAATTTAATTTTGAAAGAGCAGACCTGTACAACTTCAAAACCATTCATGCCATGGCATACCGTGAAATTGAGATCAAGAAAAATGAATTGATCACCTCAGCCAATATGGAGGAGTTTTCTAAGATCATGCAGATGCCTTTTTCTTCTAATGTGGATGAGGCTACTGGATTAACTGCGGGTGCCACTGTCGGTGATGAGATGCTTTTTTACGCCTCATTGGCAAGGGTCAAACAAATGCCTCTGGAAGAGGTATATCAAACTCTAATCAACCCCGCTTTCACTTGGCATATGTTTCTTCAAATCGCCACCGCCTTTGATGTCTACAGGCAAGATGCCGGTATCCTTGACTTCACAGATATTCTCACCCGCTACGCCAACACAGGTGAGCCGCTAAGTTGTGAGGTTGCCTTCATTGATGAAGCCCAGGACCTTTCTAGTCTTCAGTGGAGTGTTTTAAGGGTTGCCTTTGCTAGGTGCAAGCGCATCTACATAGCAGGTGATGATGATCAAGCAATCTATTCATGGTCAGGTGCAGACATTGGCACTTTTCTTCAGCTTGAGGGTGAAAAAGAAATTTTAGGTATTAGTCACCGTATGCCAAAACAAATTTTTGACTTGTCTCAAAAAATCATTCAAGAGGTGGGAAAGAGGTATCATAAAGATGTGGTGCCAAGAAATGAAATGGGAAGTATTGAATACCACAATAGTCCAGAGGCTATTCCTATAAATCCAAGACATGGCTCATGGTTGATACTTGCAAGAAATATCTACGCCTTACCAGGGATAGAGAGGAATTTGAAATTGCTTGGTATACCATTCATAAGAAGACATGGAGCATCATCTATCAGTAACAATCATTTGATTGCCATTAAAACATGGGAAAAGCTGAGAGCAGGACACCCACAACCTGGTCACCTCATTAAGAAAGTTTATGAGCAAATGAAGGTGAATGAAGGGGTAAAAAGAGGATATAAAACATTGTCTAAAATGCATGATGAAGAAATGTTTACTATAGAAGATTTAACTGTCAATTTCGGTCTTCAAACCAATGCCATTTGGCATGATGCACTCAAAGGCATTCCATTGGAAGATGTGGAATACTATTTGACTATTCTTAGGACTTTGGGTTCAGAGGGATTGACTGGGCGCCCAGAGGTGCACGTTAATACTATTCATGGAGTAAAGGGAGGAGAGGCGGATAATGTGGTGCTTCACTTGGACATGGCAAAGAAAACTTATGAAGAATACCTGGCGCACCCAGATGCAGAAAGACGGGTGATGTATGTGGGAGTCACTAGGGCAAAGCGCAACTTGCACATTGTCCAGCCCCAGAGCAATAGGTTTTTTCAATTGCCTGTCTGAGATAGATAAAAATATTTTTTAAAAATAGTTAAAAAAAGGTGGACATTCCTAATTTTTATGAATTACAATGGACACAAGCAGCAACAATAGTGTTCTGCTATAAACCAGAAAGTAAAGAAAGAAACATCATGACTACTACACTTAACGCTCTTCAAATTGTTGACCAACTTGGCCTCATTCTAGACAAGATTGAGGAATTGCAAGAACAGGCAGAATCGTACAAAGACCAGATCAAGCTTCTTGGTCCTGGCACATACGCTGGCACCATCTATGTTACCACAGTGGGTGTGACTCCTGAGAAAAAAACTGTTGCTTGGGCAAAAGCCGCTAAAGAGGCAAACATTCCAGCAGACATTGTTGCCAAGTACACTACAGTGACTTACAACATTTTGAGTGCAACCACAAAAGCATTGTCTAACTAATTTTTAAAGGAATACTATCATGGCACACGAAATTGATATGACTAAAGGATTTGCTGCTATGGCCTATGTGGGGGAAACCCCTTGGCACGGCCTTGGACAACAATTGCAAGCAGGTGCAAGCATTGAGCAATGGCAGGAAGCAGCGGGAATGGATTTTTCTATTCTTGAGACCCGAGCCCTTTTCCAAGAAAATGTTGGTATGGGTGAAATTTTAGAAGTACCTGATCGCAAAGTGTTGTACCGCTCCGATAACTCCTCTCCCTTGGCTGTGGTTTCCAACCGCTACCAAATTGTGCAACCTGCAGAGGTGTTGGAATTTTATCGTGACTTGACTGAGAAATCTGGCTTTCAATTAGAAACTGCTGGTGTCCTCAAAGGTGGTCGCAAATACTGGGCACTTGCCAACATGGGTAAAGAGGCAAAGGTATTGGATGACACCCTCAAAGGTTACTTGTTACTGGGCACCGCTTGTGACGGTTCTATGGCAACTACTGCCATGTTCACAAGCATTCGGGTGGTGTGCAATAACACCTTGTCCTTTGCAATGGAAGAAGCCAATAGCGGTAAGGTTCAAAATCTTGTCCGTATCAACCACCGCACTGTGTTTGACGATCAGAAAGTCAAAGCACAATTGGGCTTGGCAGCTACCTCTTGGGATTCATTCATCAAGCATGTTGATGCCTGGAGCAATACAGGTGTGTCCAATGAGCAAGCGCTTGACTACTTTTCAGAAGTTGCTGTGTACACAGACAATGACGGCGATACAGTAGTGTCCAACAGGACAGTAGAATTGCTCAACAACCTATTCCATGGTGATGGTATTGGCGCAGATATGAAAGCGGCTAAAGGAACGGTATGGGGATTGGTCAATGCGGTGACTGAGTATGTAGATCACCACAAAGGTCGCTCCAATGATGTTCGCATGGACAGTGCTTGGTTTGGTGATGGACGCAACATCAAAGCAAAAGCTGCCTGGTTGGCGGACGAATTGGTAGATGTATGAGTAGTGATGTACTCTTGACTTTAACCAAGCCTGTGCGAAATATCGCAACCCTTGATCGCATGGTGCTTGGTAAAATCAAACTGGAAGGCGGCAAGATGCGCCTTTCCGCTTTGATGGACTATATGTTGGTGGGGTTTGGGTCTGAGTATGACTGGACACTCTCACGGGTGTCTAAGTTGATTGAAGAAGGTTTTTTAAAAGGAGAGGATATTTAATGTTTGGAAAAAATCAAATACTTAAGCAGGATTTAGGAACGGGGCATTTCTGGGTTCAAGAAATATTCCATACCATCCAAGGGGAAGGTCCGTATTCGGGTAAGCCAGCGGTGTTTTTGCGGCTTGCTGGGTGCAATTTACGTTGCCACTTCTGTGATACTGACTTTGAATCATCAACCACTTATTTTACCGCTGCTCAAATCCAGCAAGAGATAAGTAAGTATCCGTGTAAATTTGTGGTGATCACCGGAGGTGAGCCTTTCAGGCAAAACCTATATGAAATCTGCAAACCACTCATTGTTAATGGTTTTAAGATTCAAATTGAAACCGCTGGCACTTTGTGGCAAGATGAGTTGTGGCATCCAGTAAGGGATGGGCAGATTGAAATTGTTTGTTCCCCTAAAACAGGAAGTGTGCATCCAATGATTGAGGCCAATTGTTACCATTGGAAATACATTATCAAAGACGGTGAAACAGATCCGTATGACGGTTTGCCCAATAAATCTACACAGCGCAAAGGGGAGAAGCTGTACATTTTCCATCCCAAGCGCCCAACTGATACCATCTGGCTTCAACCGATGGCGGAATACGATAAGAAAGGCGATCCCGATTGGGACACCACTTTTGTCAACACCCAACTAGCCGCCAAATTGTGCATGGAACATGACTATCGGCTAACTTTACAAACCCACAAAATGATTGGATTGCCATGAGTTATAGATCAACAAAAACATACGGTCATGAGATTGGCCTGTCAGCTGCTTTTAGACAATGGAGAGCGAAAAGTCATTGCCACTTTATTCACGGTTATGCCTTGTCTATTAGGTTTGAGTTTGAAGCAGAATACCTAGATGATAACAACTGGGTCATTGACTTTGGCAGTCTTAAATCGTTAAAGGCAGAACTTGAAAGCTGGTTTGACCACAAGCTGCTGGTTGCAAAAGATGATCCGGAGCTTGAATGGTATGAGCAAGCATACATAAGAGGTATAGCAGATATTGTTGTTGTTGATAAGGTGGGTTGTGAGGCCTTTGCAGAACTTTGCGCTGGCATGGCAATCTCTTGGTTAGCAAAGAACAGTCATTCACCAAGATGCCGGTTGGTGAGTGTGGAGGTGAAAGAGCACGGCGCCAATTCAGCAATTTTTAAACTAAGGGACTAAAAATGTTAAAAGAGAAAGCGATGGTCATCTTGTCAGGCGGTCAGGATTCGACAACCTGCTTGTTTCTAGCCAAGCAACACTATGAAGAGGTTCATGCAGTAACCTTTGACTACAACCAAAAGCACAGGCTTGAGATTGAGGCGGCTAAAAAAGTTGCCAGAATCGCTGGTTGTGCAAGTCATGAAGTAGTAGAATTAGGTCCAATTTTAAAAGGCAGATCACCTTTAACCAATCCGCAAGAGGAGCTTGAGAAATATGAAGATTATCAGTCCATGGACAAGATCATTGGCAATCGGGTGGAACTTACTTTTGTTCCCATGCGCAATACTCTGTTTTTCACTGTTGCTGCTAACAGAGCTGTGGTTGCTGATTGCTTCACACTTATCACAGGTATTTGCCAGGCAGACAACGCTAACTACCCAGATTGCACAGAAGCTTACCGCAATGATTTTGAAGTTATGGCGAATGAGTCGCTGGGTATCTCCAAGCTTAAAGTGATCGCCCCTTTGCTCAACGACACCAAAGCATCAAGCATCAAGCGTATGATAGCTGCTAAGGGCTACGCTGCTCTTGCCTACACACATACTTCCTATGACGGCACCTACCCACCAGTAGATAACAATCATGCCAATGTGCTAAGGGCACAGGGCTTTTTGGAGGCTGACTTGCCTGACCCCTTAGTGGTAAGAGCGTGGTCAGAAGGTTTGATGCCTTTACCTCACACCCCTAACTACAAGCAAACAGGGGAATGGTATGTGCAATGTGTACAGGAGATAGAGGAGTTGCGGAATGCCTGATAAGAAAACCATTATCCAGCACTTACTGCATTCTGTTATCGGTGAAAACCCAGACAGGGGTGGCTTGCTTGAGACACCTGATCGGGTGGCTAAAGCATGGGAACATTGGGCAGGTGGGTACCTCATCAATCCTGCAGATGTTCTTAAAACTTTTGAAGATGGTGCAGAAAACTATGACCAAATTATTTTGGTTAAAGACATTCCACTCTACAGTCATTGTGAGCACCACTTGGCGCCTTTTTTCGGAAAAGCCCATGTGGCCTACATACCGGATGGTAGAATTGTAGGGCTCTCCAAGTTGTCAAGAGTGGTGGACATTTACGCCCGCCGTCTTCAGGTGCAAGAACGCTTGACCAGTCAGGTAGCGGAGGCTATTCAAAACGCCTTGGCGCCCAAAGCGGTAGGAGTGGTGGTAGAATGTCGCCATATGTGTATGGAGTCAAGAGGTATAAGGCAGCAAGGATCCACTACAGTGACCTCTGCCATGAAAGGTTTGTTTGAGTGGGATCGCTCAGCAAAAGAAGAGTTAATGCGTTTAATTAAAGGATGAAAAATGAAAAAACTTTCTAAAACAGATGATCTAAAAGCACTTGGTAAAGACACCTCTTACCAGTATGACGGCGCTGACCCAAAGTTGCTTGAGCGCTTTCCCAACCCGATGAAAATTAGAGTAAAGGCGGGGAATTCTCTTGCTAACACCAGCATCAAAATTACTTCTCCTGAATTTACCTCTCTCTGTCCCTTGACTGGTCAACCTGATTTTGCTACCATAGTTGTGAAGTATCAACCAAGGGAGTGGTGTGTGGAGTCAAAATCTTGGAAATTGTATCTGGGCTCATTCAGGCAGGTGGGGGAGTTTCATGAGAGTTGTGTGACCCGGATTGCTCAAGACCTCATTGACCTGTTGGACCCAGAATATGTGAAAGTAGAAGGACAATTCACCCCCAGAGGCGGGATTCCTTTCTGGCCTACTTTTGAGTACTATCGCGGTGAGTAAGGTAAAGTATTTCTTTTCCGGCACCATTGGCGGTTCAGACGCCATTGAGGAAAAGCTGGCTCGGGCATTTGACTACCGTCTATGCTCTTGCCATGACCATTACATTAAAGAGGCAAAAAAGTGGGCTGAACTGTGCAAAATTGAAGGAGCAGCGGTTAAGGAGATGATTCTTGACTCCGGCGCCTTCACCGCTTGGTCAAAGGGGAAACAGGTGCAGTTGCCCAACCTCATTGCCACCTACCATGATGTGATGAAGTTGATCCCAAGTCATGTAAAGGTGTGGCTCATTAACTTGGATGTGATTCCTGGTTCGCCAGGTGTTACAGCGGGTGAAGAGGAAATAGCGGACGCTATTAAAACATCAGATGAAAACTTCAAACTCCTGACCCAAGAATTTGGACCTGTGGTGTTGCCAGTGTTTCACCAGAATGAGTCGGAGCAAAGAATGTTTGAAGTGGCGGACATGGCTGACTACATCTGTGTCTCACCTCGAAATGATTTGTCAGAGGTGTCTAGACGCTCATGGGCAAATTATGTGCACCGGAAATTGCCTAACAAAAAAACTCATGGATTGGCAGCTACCGGTGAAACCATGTTAAGACAAGTGCCGTGGTATTCTGTGGATTCCGCTTACTGGTTGTATACAGCAGTTATGGGTGGGGTGAAGTATTTGCACAATGGTAAACTGTGCCAAATATCTACCTCCAATGAAAGCCCTAACCGATTCACCAAAGATGTTCACATCAATACCGTGCCCAAGCACATGGTGGATGTGATAGCGGCAAGGGCTGCTTTGCATGGTATCACCATTGAGGAATTGAAATCTGAGCACATGGCAAGACGGGTGATGACTGGATTGGAAACGGTGGAATGGCTCAAGGTGCTTCCTGATGCCAACGCCATGTATCAAGATTCTTTGTTTGACTTATAGGAATAAAATGTTAGAAACCATCAAACTAGTAGCGGGCACAGTGGCGGACAAGGACCTTGTCCCTGCCTTCACACACATCCATATCTACAACGGGCGCATCCAAGGAATGGATGGAAGGGCAGTAGCGATTGATGCTGAATGCTCAGAGCTTGCCGGTGTGCATGCCACTGTCCCAGCGTCTCGCTTTTTGAAAGCTGCCAATGCCTGTGACGGTGAACCCACCATTACGGTAAAGGACAGTAAACTTACCATCAAGCGCCTTGGTTTTAAAGCCACCTTGCCTTTGATGGCAGCGGCTGACTATCCCATCACACCTCCACCACCAGCAGGTATAGCGCAGACAGTTAATAAAGGGCTGGTAGCGGCATTGAAGCGTCTTAAACCTTTTATTTCTGATGATGCATCAAGGCCGTGGAGTTGTTCCTTGCTCTTTAAGAACAATATCCTCTACGCCACCAACAATGTGATTCTGGTCAGCTTGCCCTTTGTTTCTCCTATCAATGCATCGTTTCCAATTTCTGCCATTGATGAGATGATAAGAGTGGGGCAAGACCCAGTTGCCATGATGCAACAAGACAACTACATTTACTTTATCTATGACAAATTTTGGATGCGTGTGTTGCCTTCTAGTTTGGAGTGGCCTGATGTGCAAAAAATGCTAGACAAATTTGACTATGAGCAATTGCCTGCTGTTCCCGGACAGTTGGCGGATGCAGTAACCAAGATCGCTCACTTCCATCCTGATCCTAAATTCCCAGTGGTGGTGTTTGATGCTAAAGGGGTGCATACCATGGATGGGGTGCATAGTGCATCAGTAGAAGGCATTGAGTTGCCGGAGGCAAGGTTCAGGGCTGAGATGATTGAGAAAACGCTCGATGAAGCAATCAAGGCGGATTTCACCACTTACCCTAGCCCTTGTCCATTCAGCGGTACAGGTAACCTCAAAGGTATGATCATTGGGGTTCGTTCATGAGACATGATTCACAGGGCTTATTTTGGGAAGACATTGAAACTGTCAAATCGGATAAAAAGGGCGCTAAGCAACAAACTAACCGCCCCATACCTTCTATACCCGACACCGGCTGGAAAATGCACAGCTTCCCCAATTTGACCGGTGTAAAACAGATTGCTATTGATACGGAGACTTATGATCCAAAAATCTTTGACCTCGGTCCGGGTTGGGCCACCGGTGAGGGCTATGTGGCAGGCATCTCAATTGCCACAGAAGACAAGGCCTGGTATTTTCCGATTGCACACACGCTTGGCGAAAACCAGGACAGGGCATCCGTTCTTGCTTTTATCAAAGCGGTTGCAGAAAATGAGGAAACAGAAAAGGTATTTGCTAACGCTCTCTACGATATCGGATGGCTCGCCAGCTTGGGTATACAGACTAAAGGAGCAATTAGGGATATCCAAATTGCTGAACCACTCATTGATGAGCATGCTCTCAGCTATTCTCTCAATGCGCTCTCCAAAAAATATCTTGGAGAAACCAAAGAGGAAAAAAGACTATATGACTGGGCTGCTAGAGCATATGGAGGCAATGCAGAAAGAAAACAGGCTGGCAACATATACCGATGCCCTCCTGCGCTGGTCGGACCCTATGCAGAGGCAGATGCCTCATTAGCAATCCATGTGTGGAACAAGCAAAAAGAAATCCTTGCAGAACAAGGGCTCATGGGCCTGTTTGACCTTGAGAGTGCGTTGTTGCCCATCCTGTTGAAGATGAGGCAGCATGGGGTAAGGGTGGATTTAGAAAAAGCAAAAATAGTAGATGATGCGTTGAGTGCAAGAATTGAAACCATAGAAAAGACATTGGGTGGTGTCAACATTTATGCTGCCGCTGATGTTGAGAAAGTAGCAAGGGCTAGGAAATTGTCTTATCCCATGACCAACACGGGTAAACCATCATTCAGATCGAAGTGGTTGGAGGATAACATTCCTGAGATTGCTGAGTGTAGAAAGTTGACCAAAGCAAGAGATACATTTATTCGGTCTTACATTTTAGAGAGCCATAAAGGAGGCAGAATCTATGGACAATTTCATCCTTTGCGGTCTGATGATTCTGGCACTGTCTCTGGTCGCTTTAGTTCTTCAACGCCTAATTTGCAAAACATTCCCGCTCGTGATCCTGAGCTTGGTCCTCTTATTCGCTCCATTTTTGTGCCTGATGCTGGGCATAGCTCTTGGGGATCTTTTGACTACTCTCAGATAGAATACCGGATGCTGGTACACTACGGCACCGGTGAATCCGCTGACCTCGCCCGCTCTCAATACCGCACTGATCCAAAAACAGATTTCCATGAATTTGTTTCAAACCTCACAGGTGTGCCAAGGAAAGAGGCAAAAAGTATCAATTTCGGTCTAGTGTATGGCATGGGTGAAAAAGCGCTTGCCTCCAACTTGGGGCGGGAGCTTGAAGAGGTCAAACCGCTCTTTGAGCAATACCATTCTACCTTTCCGTTTGTGAAAGACATCTACAATTTGGCAAGCCAGCGGGCGGCGCAAAAAGGACACATTCGCACCTTTGCAGGCAGGTATGCACGTTTTCCTCTGTATGAGCCAACTTTTTCCCATGACGGCAGTGTGTACTTGCCTTATGAGGAAGCCATAGAAAAGTGGGGACCAAAAATAAGGCGAGCATTTACACACAAAGCGCTCAACCGCCTCCTTCAAGGATCAG